TTGAAGAAATTATACAAAAAAATAGATTCTTAGATTTTGATATAAAACAAAAATACAATATAACGCCTGTTCATGAAGAATTTCTTGAAACATGCTTTAGAGATAACTGTAAAATGACACTAGTTGACGGACCTGCGGGGTCTGCTAAGACATATCTCTCAGTATATGTAGCGTTACAATTATTACGTACACAAAAAGTCCAGGAAATCATTTATATAAGAAGTATAGTTGAATCTGCTTCAAAGAGTATGGGATCTCTTCCGGGAGAAGTAGATGAAAAATTTCTTCCGTGGTGTTTTCCGTTATTTGAAAAATTAAATGAATTTTTAGATAAATCAATGTCTACTAGTTTAATAACTGAAGAATATATTAAATGTGTACCTGTTAATTATGTACGTGGATTAACATTTAATAATGCATGTGTTATTGTTGATGAAACGCAAAATCTAACACAAGTAGAGTTAACTACTATTTTAACTAGATTTGGTGAAAATACGAAATATATAGTTACAGGTGATACACAGCAAAGCGATATAGGAGATAAGACAGGATTTAAATCAATTGTAACTGCATTTGATAATAAAGAATCATATGATCAGGGAATATATACATTTAAATTTAATGAATTAGATATTGTAAGATCTGAAATTTTAAAATATATTGTTAAAGTGTTACAAAAATTAAAGGTGAAACGATAAAGCTTTACGTATTCTCTCTAATAAAGTTCTCTTATTTTGACCAGATTCTGTTAACCGAGAATACTCTAATTTAAACGCATCTATAAACTCTTGTGAGAGTTCAAACTTACGTGGATAAAAAGAGCGAATCTGTCTTGTTATATATCTTTCACACAATTTATCGTACCCAGTCATATAAATATTTAGTCTTTTACATTAAATGCTTTCTTCATTTTTTCCATATCTTTTAATGTTTCTTCATCAAGAATATTACTAGATTTAATAAACTCTCCATCACTATCCAAATATAATTTGATTAACTCTATACGCTCTCTTCTATTACCAAATACTTCAATCATAGCAGGCTTATCGTCATTAACAAAAAAACTACTTTTAGAATTAGTTTGATGATCTCTATTAATAGCTTTAAATAAATGATCAACTTCTTCTATAAACTCTGGATCAGAATCTCTTAAGTTATCCTCTTCTATAGCTATAGGAGCTACTTTAGTAATCGGTGTAAAAAATATTATATCAATAAATCGTAAACTTTCTCTAACTAAAGGTATACACTTTTTAATAAATTTTTCTGTAATATTAGAATTTCTCTTTTCATTTGCCCAAATACTATAAACTAAATTATCTAAAGGACATCTATCAAAAATAACTTTATCACCTTTAGCTGTTTTTTGTAATTCATCAATCATAAAATTAAGAATATCCCATTGCGTATCTTTATTAGTTTTTGACGAATGATTTAAATTACTATCTGTTATAATATCCCTATATGTTTTTTTCGAAGTTGTATAGGAAGGCCATTGATCTAAAAAATCTTTAATGAGAGTAGTTTTACCTTGACAGCCAGTTCCGCTAATTGCAATTCTCATATTATTTAATATTTATATAATTAAACTTTTAATGCCATATCCCACACTAATAAATGTAGCCGCGGGCTAAAATTAAATCTATACTTCTTCGCTAGCTCAGCAACCATAGGAGCTTTTTCTATATGTTCCTTTCTACTACCGCAACAAGGCATTAGCCAAACTTGACCAGTTGGTATATCAAACGGAACAACATACTTACCAAAAACCTCATCAATATCTGATTCTTTATCAATAACAAATTTAAAACCAGACCCTCTATTAGCATGCCATTCTAAAACTGTAGGCTTATAGCGCCTGTCAACAGGATCACCATTATTACTCATCTTAGGAGATGTAGTAAACGTAGCATTTACTCGAACCCATTCTTTATCAGGTAAGATAGTTGCATTAGTTTCAAAATCTATACGAGGAACCCATCCCCATTCAAGTTCCATATAATCTAAAAACTTTAATAATGCTTTTTGTTGTACTAAGGGTTCACCACCAGTAATTTTTAATATAGCACCATTATATAAATGATCTTTATAACCACTACTTGCCAAAAACTCGAATATTTCTTTAAAGGTTAGTTTGTTTTTTACGCTCCAGGAAATATAGCTGTCACACCCATGAGGTGAGTCTGCTGATGCAAAACCTTGACATGTTAAATTACACATCGAAAGCCGCATAAACACAGAAGGATACCCTGCGAATTCACCCTCACCTTCTACTGTATAAAATATCTTATCATCTGATAGATATATCGTATCAGTTCCGGTTGCTGTCAGTATTGTTGATTCTTTTTCGCTCATTTTTCTTTTTATCGGCTTCTTCGTCTTTAGTAAACATTATATATCCCCAATCGATTTCATCCCAATTAGAAACAATTTTTCCTATATCTTCTCTACGTCTTCTTTTACTTCCTTTACCCATTTTGGTAACCTCCTTCAGGATCAGCAAATCTCATCGTAGTAGTAACAGTCTCTGTATAAATAGCAGAATTATTTTCATGTTCGAACACTTCAACATTATCTACCCAACATCTCCCTTCAGATTGCTCTTTAATAAAACTATTACTTACCTTGAAGCAATATTCTGCAAATTTTTCAATACCAACTCCATCCATTATTCGTAAATCTAATACCCCAGCGTCAGCGAGACCTTTAAAACTATCGATATAAGGATCATTCTTATCTATAACTGTAGTGTGATCAAATTGATCCTTAAGAAGCTTCTTTAAATGATCAAAGCCCCCAAAATCTACTACCCAATTATTATCGTCCAATCGATTAGCACCAAACCAAAATTTAGCTGTTAGTCTATAACCATGTAAAAACTTACAATGTGACTCTGCCTTAGGTTGACGAAAAGCACAGCTACCAAGCTCGAGAATCTTCGTACTAGTAAACTTCATATATTTATTATAGAATAAACCTAAGAGTAATCAACTGTTGATTTACAAATTAATTATATTATAATGATTCATATGAATGAGGTTTTACTTCAATACGCCAACCAAAATCGACCCCGATCTCCAGAGGAGAAAGAGAATATTATTAATAATGCTGCTAAGGCATACGAGGGGTATATGGATGCCTTAGGCTTTGATTGGAGAAATGATCCTAATAGTTCAAATACACCTTTAAGAGTAGCAAAAGCATTTGTAAATGACTTAGCAGAAGGATGCTATACGGAACCTCCTAAAATTACTGCGTTTGATAATATCGATAAATACGATGGTATAGTGTTTCAAGGTAATATTAAAGTACATTCTTTTTGCTCTCATCATCATTTACCATTTATAGGCGTTGCGCATGTAGCTTATATACCTGGGAGAGACGGTAAGGTAATTGGATTAAGTAAGTTAAATAGAATCGTTGAATGGTTTGCGAGAAGACCACAGGTACAAGAGAATTTAACTATGCAAATTCATACACATATAGATAAAGTATGTGATGAAAATAATGGTGTAGCAGTATTAGTAGAAGCTAATCATATGTGTGCTTGTGTAAGAGGAGTTAAGCATGATAGTACAATGAAAACTGCTAGAATGTCAGGTGCCTTCTTAGATAAAACTGATCTTACAAGACAAGAGTTTTATAATTTTGTAAGAGATTTAAAGTGAATCAAATACTTGCTTAATTTGCACTGGATCAACATGATCAGGAATATCCTGTTGAATTAATTCAAAATTATCAAAATTATCTCTAATATTACTAGCGCTATAAGGTCGACCTGATGCATCTGTAGTAACATCAACTGCAGTCTCAGCTGGATCAAGAATATTTAAACCTAATTGTTCCTTTTCTGCCCATGATTGAGCATATGACCATCTCTTCCAATCATCTTCTTTTTTACTAGCGCCTAATACAACTGTAGTTCCAGGTTGTAATTCTTTTAAAGATTCATAGGCTGCTGTAACTGGAGAGGGATATTCAGAAACACTTACTGTTACATTATAAAGAGGTTCAACATATAATTCGAATATTTGCTGTGCTGCGCTAGGAGTAATTAATTTTCCATCTTTTGTTCTTCTTTCGCTTTTTGCAGATGGTGCTGAGATTAAAACATGAACATGACCTCCAGGCCAAGCTTCGCTATAATACTTAACCATTTCATAATGACCTTTATGTGGAGGTTTGAAACTACCGGGAACAAGAACAACTACTCTATCGTTTTTTTTTAAGTCTTCAAGAATAACATTTGCTTTAGAAGCAAAGCTTTCACCTAAACCAAAATCAACGACTATTTTACGTAAAACCTTCTCTACATGTTTTGAGTTTTTAGGGTCAACGTCTTGATTTACAAATTTTCGCTCATCGTCGGTAAGGCCTACCTTAGCTAGATCTACGAATAATGCTTTACGAGCAAGATTAACTAAAAACGACTCACCCTCTGTAGTTAACGGCTCTGCCGGTTGTTGAACAGCGGACACCGGTACTGGAGGAGCAGATGGCATTGACGGAGGAGGTATTGCTGGTTGAAATTGACCAGCAGCTGCAGCCGGTGGTGGTGTTCTAGGTACAAAATCTTGTTCTTTTATAGATTCTGTTTTGCGCATTTTCTGTTTTTTGAGTAAATCTCGTCGATCTTGTTTTGCCTGCTGAGCAATTTGTCTCTTAAGAGGAGTTACATTAGTTCCGGGTGTCTTATCTGCATTATCTACTTCTGCTTCAATACCCGATACAGTAGGAGTTGTCGTATCAGTACCATTCAATTCAGAAATCTTTTTAAGAAACTTACTCATCTTAATTATTTATAGCAATGAAACCT